CAGGCTTTGATGCCGTAGAGCGTGTAGGTCATTGATTTATATGGAAAAAATTTAGTTCCCCAAATTATCCCCAAATCCTCCCAAAAATTCAGCCCTCAATCATGCCACAGACGGAGGAGACCGCCCACCCGACGAGTGATGCTGGCGGATCGCTTCCACTACGGTAGCCCTTCTGATACAAAGCGTCCGTCCATAGTCACGGAAGACCATTTCCATGTCGTTCGATCCAGTAAAATTTGGCCTAGTCATCGGTAGCATCTATTCGAAAATCCCGCTACCAGAGTTGAACGGCAAGCTGAGAGAGCTGCACCTGCCATCGGCTGGTTCGTGGCTTAAAACCGGTCAGGTTTTGACAGACTTGGCCATCACTAAGCTTACTCCCGCCCAGGAAGACGGGATGATCAAACTCTTGGCATGGATCGAGTCCTACATTTCCTACTCGCACAAAGTCGTCACGATTTTCAATTTAGGCAGACTGAGCTCTACCGACGGATCCAAGATTTCGGATGATTTTGAACAATCTTTGCCTAGTTCTAATGTGTTGTCTAACCATCCGGGCGGGCCATTCCCAGTCCTGGCTTCAGCTTCGCAGGCTGCAGGCAACAGTGGAAGGGTAGTGTTAAGAGAACGCAGATCTTCCAATAAAGGTGAGGAATTTATATTTTCTTCCTTTAAAGAATACCATGTCAGGGAAAATGTGCCGTTAGCGCAGGGTGATGGTGCGGCACTCCCCAAAATTTCTCAATACTACAAGTTGATCGGCCTCAGGCGGGTTGTTTACGAACACATTGATGTTGTTAGGATTTCTCACGCATCAATAGGGGCAGGTTTAGGTAGCGTAGAAATTTTGTTAGACGGAATAAAACCTGGTGGTGCGACGCTAAATCCAGAGGAGATAGCTTCTCGCTCGAAGATTTACGTGTCCATTCTTAATAAGTCGCTGGCATCATCGGGGTTATCTCTGCCAGCACCTCGAAACTTCTACCATGCTATGGATAAAATCTATAATTCTAAAGAGGGTAATATTTGCGAGCTGTTCTTTACCACTACGATTGGCGGCTCAGTGAAGCGGGAAAAAATGAAGAAAAACACCGCTGACCTACGTAGCGAAACTTGGCATGCCGGCGGTCGGAATGCCATCGCGAGCGCGGTGGTGCCAGATAGCATTGATATTTATAGGTTAAGTGTTTCTTGGAAACTGGCTTTTTCCTCTGATGAGCCTATACTTTCTATTTTGGGATCATACAAAGCTCTTAGTACAGGAGCTGTTGAACATGCGCTGATAAGCGGGTGTACGGGTCCTGAGGCCTTCGAGCATGCCTTTTCCAACCTAATTAAATATACGTGAATCTATGGATATCTCCCCAACATCTGAAATAGGTCGAGAGATTATTGCGAGATCTCATACCATTTTCAAGGGCATGGGCGGCGCAGTACTAAATTTTCAGCGTCTTTGCTATCTGTTTAATGTCACAGACTTGAGTAAAGGCGCCGAAATAGCCGCGCTTCTTTGCAAGCGAGATGTTCATATTCTCAAGCATGTGTATTTTTTTATTGATGAAAGTGACTCTCCGTTGCTTTTGCGGGATTCGGTCGTTCATAATTATGTAAAGACTGGCGAGCTGTTTAATCCGGTAACTAATGAGCTGGTTCCCTTCGATGAAGCTGAAGAGCGAATTGTTATTGAGTTTGAGGTGATGGAATGAAGCCTCTAACTCTAGGTGCGGTGAGGTCGAAAGATCTTACACCTATGTTCAGAACTTTAATTGCGAATGCCATAGAATCCTATGATGATTTTGTGGGTGTGATTAATAATCATGTCGCTCACAGTATCAGAAGCATGGTTAGAGGGAAGCACAATCTTCAAGGGTTAAAAGAAGATCAGCTGACTACCCATATTACCAACCAGTTTGAGAGCTTCGGTTTTAATGTTAGTCACGATAAGCAAATTGGCGGTCATGTCGATATTGTAATTGAATATGATCGGTACATATGGTTTGGAGAGGCCAAGATTCATAGTAGCTATAGTAATTTGGAAAAAGGCTGGCATCAATTAACGACACGGTATATGACGGGCATGCCTGGCGAAAACGAAGGATCGTTCTTCATATATAATTACAACCAGAACGCGTTGGCTGTAACTAATGAGTGGCGTAAGTTTCTTGATGAAAACCACCCCGATGTAGAGCAGGGGGAAATCGAGGATGGCCTTCACTTCCCGACTCGCTTAAATCATGAAGGCACGGGGTTATCTCTAAAAGTTAACCACTATAATATTCCGCTTTACTTTCAACCAAAGGATAGAGGGGATTAAGCAACATCAATCCACTCAGCGCCACGACTGTCGCGGTACAGATCGGTCATCTTGGCCGAACGGTGACCCAGCAGTCGTTGTGCGTCTCGACCCTCTTCCTCATGTAGCCTGGCCGCCAAGGAACGCTGTTCGTGGAAGGTTGGCGGGCTGGCTCCCAAGTCGAGACCGAGTTTCTCTGCTGCCCTGTCCCGGGCGGCGGCGAACTCTTTGCTAATTGTGTCGAGCATAATGGGGGTGCCCGCCTTTGCACGGCTGATTGTTCGGTGGTGATGCACCAGGTGCTTCGACAGCACCTGATCCCGGCAGCGTCGTATCACTTCACCCAGGCTCAAGTTGATGCATTTCAGTGTCACGCTGGTGCTGATCCTCAGCCTGGCCCCTGTCTTCGATTGGACGACCTGCAGGAATCCGTCCACCTCATCCTTGAAAACGAATGACGCGATATCCTCCCTTCGCTGGCCGGTTATAAGGGCGAGCTCCATTGCTCGCTTGAGCCATGGCTGGGCGGCCTCCTCGTAGATCGCCTTCCACAAGTCCAAGGTGAGGCGTTGGCGCTTGACCTTTACCCTTGCAGCTTTGGTGGCCTCGACAGGATTGGTGTCGACCCAGCCCCTAGCCATGGCTTCCATGAAAAGGTCGCGCAGTAGCGAACGCATTACCCTGGCCATCTGCGCCTTGCCCTCCTTGATTAGCGTCGATAGGTTGTCGGCGATGTCCATGGTGGTCAATGAGCGGATACCGCGCTCTCCGAAGGCCTTCTCTAGTCGGTTCAGGCGCATGTGTAGGTTGCGCATGCTCGACTCTGAAAGCTCGCGCTCCAGCAGGATCTGCCGGTATTCGACGACCCATTCACTGAATTTACGGTCAGGCACCGCCGGCTCGGGGGCCATGCGCGCTGAAAGGGTGGGAGGGGCAACCTGCAGCGCCATGTTGGCGGCGACCGCCTCCACGATCGCCTTGGCCTTGTCGCTGCCCAGGCCAAACATCCGGTTGCTTACGGGGTCGCGGTACGTGTAGTAGGTGACCCCGTTTCGCTTGTCGGTTTTCCTGTAGAGATTGGGCGGTAGGTCCTTTGATCCAGGATTACGCGGCCTGGGCGCCATAACGTGCACTCGCAATTCTATTTACAAGGGAGCTGCCCACGGGAACGCGGGGCAGCGGCTCGGGCTCCCGGTAGCAGGCGTCAGCCTCAACATAGTAGCTGCGGCCGTGTTTTACCGGTGCCGGGGTGATCAGGCCCTCGCGGGCCCAACGGCGAAGAGTGTTGCTGCTGGGCGGCGTTCTGAAGTGATCGTGCGCCCATTCGTCGAGTGTGACTTTGCACATGGTGGTCTCCACGCCGCCGGTGGCGGCAGGTTGGTGGTCAGGCCAATTCAGCCAGGGCGAAAACAATCCTGCGACAGCAGGCCCCGCCATGCGCATAGCTCATTCGGCACCTGGACGGTATCGCCGAGCTTGTCTGCGACGATGGCGCGGCAGGCGGCGATCATGGGGCTGTCACCAGCCTGGCAAAACTCCCCGTTGCCGGTGATTCTCCAGCCAGCCCAGACGCCGTCAGCGCTCTGCGGGCAATGCAGGCTGACCATGTGCTTCTCTATCAGCGGCCCGCCCAGCGACCAGTCTTCCCATGGGTTGTAGCGCTTGGTTTGCTCGGTCACCGAGTAGCGGTAGCGAGCGAACACCCGCCAGGGGTTACCGTACTCCGGCGGGGCCAGGAACACGTCCAAGCCCTCCGCTTTGGCTACTGCCCACCCAAGCACTTCGCCGGCCAGGTCGGCTGTCTTCACTTCTTTCAGGTCGGTCATAGCTTCGCCTTGGCCGCCATATCGCGGCAGTGAATAGAGGGGAGAGGGGTTAGAAGTCGAGAGAGTATTCAGCCAAGTAGGCTTGTTGCGGGGTCTGTCCACGCGCCCAGTTGTATTCCTTCCACAGCTCTGGCATGCCGGGCGTGTGTCCGTGCTTGGCGGCGATAGCCACTAGTTCGGCCCACCACTGTTCCCAGCTCATGGCTGGCGCGCCAGGTCAGTGCGGCAATGCTCGTCGTAGATCCGTTGCGACTCTTCGTCACCCTTCAGGCAGCCGCACCGGTGCGGATGGGCGGTGTAGTCGATATGGCAAAGGCGATTCGGGTATGGGGCGGCAGGCGTGCTTGGCTCCTGACTGGCGGACATAGCTGCTTCGATCAGCTCTCGCGTCTCATCAAGGCCGGCGTACTCATCCCAGTATTCGCGCTGAAGTGTCTCCTTCAGCTTTTGCAGCAGCGCATCCTGATCGGCAAGTTGGCCGGACAGCTCCATGGTGCGAGCGATCATTCGGTCACGCTCGCCCTTCACCTGCTCCAATAGCGCTTCGCGAAGGCCATATGACCTCTCAATGGACCTCAGCCGCTCAACCTCGCCAGGATCGGCGCGGGTGTAGACAGGCTCCCAGCTGTCGCCATCACCCAGCGTATCGCCGCGTACATTGCTGATCATGACTGCATCGCAGTCATAATCTGGCTCGCCATTTCGGAATCGAACCCACGCCACCGGCTCTCTATGTTTCTGCTCGGCTGGCCCGGTTGCGGTCATCGGCCCCAGGCCAACAATCGGCAGCCCAGTCGCCGCCGCATCCCTCTCTGCCTCTTCTTTGGTCCACCAGATGGCAGTACCAACCGTCCACGCTATCGGCTCGGCGTGGGACTGCGGGGCTGGCGCTGCCAAAATGGTGCGGAGCTTGTTCAAAGCCTGGAACTGATCGTCCTTCTGATCGGTACCGCTTTTGTAGCCGTGCCATTTGAGGCCGGCGGCGAATTCGATGACTTCGCGCGGCACGCTTACCATATCGATGATCCCCTCGATATGGTCATGCTGCTCGATGGTGCTGGATCGGTTTTCTGTGGGCATTGGTTACTCCGGATCAGGCGGCCTTATGGCTTTCGGGTGTCCAGTCTGCCCAGCCGATAACGGGCATTCTGGTCTTGGGGCTGAGGATCTTCTTGCCCTTCTCGTCGAGCAGGGCTGCTTTGCAGCGGATCTTGAGGTCGCGGCATGCACCGGCCTTTTTGGCCAGCTCGATGAACTGCCTCGCGTGCTGCGGGGTGTCGAACAGGGTGCTGAGCTGCTTGACCTTCACTCCGGCCATGATGGCGTCAGCGTTGCGCTGAACAGCTTCAAGCCACTCTTCGAGAGTGATCTCAACTGGCGGAACCCCCTGCTTGCCGCTGGGCTTGGTGTTTTTGGTGCTCTTGCGTGCGTCGGCAAGCGCCTGGGCGGCGGTCATGCCAAAAACTGCGAACGTGCTCATGGCTCACTCCAGGCAGTTCAGGGCTTCCTTGAGCAGCTGCTCAACCGAAAGCTCGCGGTCATCAGTATCGAGTGCGCGCCGTATCCAGCGGGCGGCATCCTCGGCGTTGTCTCGAAGCTCGTCGGCATCGCGCGACTCGTCATCGAGCTGATCTTCCAAGCGGCGGATTTCCTCCCGCAGCTCTTCGGCAGCCGCGCTTGGGTCAAGTCCTTGCTCGGTAATCCGTCGCGCGAGCTCCGCTGCAGCGCCTGGCTCGAGCGCGGCGTAGTGCAGAAGCTCATCTTCTTTCAGGGCATTCACAGGGATGCTCACGGCAATCTCCAGGCAGGCGCCGCCCTCGCCGGGGAGGCGTTACCGTTGAATAGGGGAAGGCGCTGGCGGGCAGCGACGGAGGGTCAGGCCCTGCGGACCTTGAAGCCGAACATGCACTCGATGTCGTGGTACTCGCACCGCTCGTAGGCCTTGTACTTGGCCTGCGAGGGCGTGCTGGCGAATACATCGACGATGGTGCGATTGGTGATATCCCACCAGTCCCAGCCATTGACCAGCACCTGGTATCGCTTCAGCGGCAGCTTCTCGGCCATCTCGCCGTACTGCATCTCCCAGGTGGGGTGGTAGTTGCGGATGCGCTTCTTCGGGTCGCTGTCGAGGATCACGCCGATGTAGTGTCCACGGTCGGCCATGATCACGCCAGGCTCGCCGTTGGCGATCACGCGGCGCCCAATCTCGGCCGGCACGTCGTAGTGGCGGCGAACGTAGTCGCAGTTGTAGTTGCTCATGGCTTTCTCCATGCATGCGCCGCCCTCCGTGGCCGTAAGAGGCGGTGGTAAATTCTGATTGGATGCGGTATTGATGCGACCCCCTTAAACAATGCGGAGATTTCCAGAATGGGCGGCATCAAGCGCTTGATGGAAGACGAAGACGCGAAGTACAGCGAAGCGGTGCATATCGCTATCGAAGCGGGCACCCTGACAGAGTGCGAGGTTCATGACGGTACCTATTTCTCAGACTCCGGCGACATCGGCGAAGCCGAGGAACTGGCGCGCGAGAAATTCGAAAAGGGTGAAGTCAGCAACTTCGATGACGTCGAAGAGCTGGTCAAAAAGGTTGTAGCGGTCTGTGAAGAACTCGGCGCTGAAGAGTGCTTCAGCTGTGACTACGACTAAAGAAGGCCGATCGTCATAGCGGTGGCATGATCTCGTCCCCGGGGTCACGCCTAAGCTCGGCAAGGCTGGCGTCGTTGAACTGACGCGCCAGCTTTGGCGATATGTAAAAAGCTGGCGCGTCAGGACGCTCAAGCCTGCGCGCCCGCTCTTCAGGATCCTGCGCAATCCACGACAGCGCCAAGTCCTGCCAGAGCTCCTGCACCTGGTCGTAACCGTGGTGCTCGATCTCGGCAGCCATGGCCGACTTGATCCCGGCTGGCATGTTGAAGAACACCTTCTCGATGCCTAGCTTCTCGGCCTTCTTCTTCTCGCGATCGCGGTAGTCCGCCGAGTGCTTCGCGGCTCCGGTCTTCTCCTCGGCCATGGCCGATACCTCCCAAGCCGCTGGGCGGCAAATTGATGTGCTGCTGACTCCAGGCGCCGACAGCGGCAAAGACCTTTGCGGCCTCTGCTTCGTCGAGCGTTGTGTCTGTGGGTATGGCGATCCAGCCGGCCGCCACCAGGTGATTAGGGTTTGCGGTGGCCCGCAGATCCATGTAAGTAGCGTCGATCACGTCGGCCAGATGCTCGCCGCGATAGTTACCCTGCGGCACGATCTCGATCGACTTGTGGTACCGCTCACCGAGTTCTGTCCGGCAAAGCACGCTGAGGTAGATGGTCCAGCGGTGCGGGATGTCGCAGACCGCGTCGACGACCTGCCGCACGCAGATCTGCTTGAGGTTCTTCCGATTGATCAGAACCTGCTGCCCACTGGGGTCGATGTTCATCACGGCCGCGTGGTTGGCAGATACCAGGGCCCTACTGGTGCGCTCAAGCCGGGAGCGCATGTTGTGGGGCTTACGCTTGCTCATTGCATGCCGCCTTGCTTGCTCGCCGCGCCTGCCTCCATGACATCTACAAACCGGAGGGCGGTCTCGTAGGTGAAGGCGAAACCCTGCTTGGTGCCGGTGGCGATCTCGACCACATCCCAAACTTTGCCCTTTCCCGAAGCCTGGTAGCGCGGCGCACCTTTGCCGATCTTGGCGAATGCTTCGTTGCGGGCCTCCTGGGTGCGCGCCAGAAGCGCCTTGAGCATGTCCACCTTCTCTTGGAAGGCCGGGTGCATTGTGGTCTGCATGGTTGATCCTCGAGTGGGTCAGGCGTGGTATTCGAAGGCCTCGGCCTTGCGAACGATTCGAACTTGGGCGGTGCGGCGCTCAGGGGCGCGGCGGTCGCGGCGCATTGGGTCGCCGTCGTCGATCACCGCATGCATGGCGATGAGGCTGGCGAGCATGATGCAGAGCGGGCTGATGATCTGTTGGCGCATGGCCTTGGTGACCGCCTCGATGCGGCGTCCGGCTTCCAGCTTGAACAGCGCGGCCTCGATACGGTTGGCCACGGTGCCAGGGCTGACCGCCATCTCGCGGGCGATTTCTTTGGTGGTGAGGCCTTGAGCCACCCACAGCAGAGCTTCGAGCTCACGGGGAGCCAGCGCCTTGCCGAGCTGGCCAATCCATGAGCCGCAAGTGATCGTTTCCATGAAGTGTCCTCGGTGAGCTGCATTGGTGTGTGATCTGGCCGGTGCTGCGTTCTTTCCGGCTTGCCGCATCAAGGGCGGTGGTTAGATGAGTAGCCCTACGGAGCGTCGGTGCACGAGAGTCGGGTAAGGAAAGTCGTGCAAAGCCCGTTGGGTCTTTCCCTGCGCATCAGCCTGCGCATTCAGATCACACACCGATGCAGCCTGGTGATGGGGAACCAGGTAGATCGGGCCGGTTACGTGTCCGGCGTCGTTGCCATCGACCGTCGCTGTGCAGCACTCACGGCTGGCTATCGGGGCTGGTGGCAACCAGCGCGCTCCGGGCGGCTATTCTCTCGGCCTGCCAGCGACCAGCTCTGTAGCGTCTGGTTAGGCTGCCATTTCCCATGGCTGGGTTAGGCGTTTCGTCTACTACTTCATGATGGCGTCCCTCCTTTGGCTATTTGGTCCGCGCCATGCTCGTCGCCGGGTTTCCCCACCACTGCCTGCTGCAGCTACTGGCTACGCATCAGGTGGCTTGCATGGTTTGGCGTCCTCCATGTGGGAGTCCGGCAGCTATCCAGAGGCTGCGTGGTCGACGACTTAGCTTGTCCCGACCCAGGTAATGGCCTGGGTGCGTCGAGGTGGTCACGTCTGTTTGTGTAAAGAGCGGTGGCTGCCGTGGCTGCCTATAACCTGTGTTATGGATCGAATCATAACCCAGGTTTTCGCCATGTCAATAACCCAAGTTATAAATCAGGCCAAAAAAAAGCCCGCGTTATGCGGGCGCTTGCTCATGATTCTGTAAAACCTCGCCATCCGATCCTGATCACGCCTGACTCCAAGGTGTCGATCGTGATGCCGGAAGTCTCCTCGAGGTCGGAGATCAATCGCTTCCAATCGGTAGGGGATTCATCTGCGCTCGGCTTGACCTCAACAAACTGCCTTTTCTGCACATGGGGTGACGAGATTGCTTGCTGGATACGGTAACCGAGCCGCTCGTAGGACCGCGCAGGGGATTGTGAGAAGGCAGGCTGAGGCATGGCGTGAAACTCCTTTTACTGTATGCATATACAGTTGCTCTTTGCTTAAGGAATTTCAATAGCTTATAGCTAATTTTTTTAGCTTGCGTTCGACCGGCCAAAAAAAAACCAGCAATTCGCCGGGTCATTGGAGGCAGGGCAGGTATACCGTTAGAGCTTGATGGTAGCGCGTACCACGACCCCTACGATTCTGCAGCCCTCCATGCACATCTCCATAGGGTAGGCCGGATTGAGTGGTTTTAAGAACCGTCGCCCTCCGTCCTCCACCAGCTTTTTGAACGTCGCTTCATTGCTGTCGGCCAACTTTGCAACGACAAGCTTTCCAGGGATCGCTTCAGCCTCGGTGTCGACCAAGATGAGCATGCCCTCAGGGATGCTTGTACCCACTGGTGAAGTCATCGAATCGCCTTTGACCTCAAGCCAAAATGCTGCCCCTTTGGAGTTGTAATCAGACATTTCGTAGCGATCAGAAAATCCAGGGGGGAATGGCTCGACCGCCTCCGCCCAAGCCCCAGCAGCTACCCAGCTGATCACCGGATACTTGAATGACTCGGGCTGCTCTCCCAACGCCCTCACATTGCTCGGCTCTCGCTGCGAGCCTTGTCCGGATGCCAGCCATTCGGCAGTCACGCCAAGAGCTCTCGCTATTTCAAGCAGCTTCTTAGAAGTCGAGTTTCGACCACTTTCCAGGTGCTGGATCGTGACCTGGCTAACCCCGGCTTTCTCCGCCAGCTGGGCCTGGCTCAGGCCCAACGCCGTGCGACGTTCAAGGATTCGGTCTTTGAGCATTTCGGAAGGTTTGTTCATGCCTGCAAGGGTAAAACACACGTTATTAGTCATCAAATAACATGTGTTTGCCTTATCCATAACTTGAGTTATCATCGAGTGCACGATCCATTGAGGCACGCAGACATGCCGAACACAGAAAGACCCATTGACGAGGTCGTGCGCTTGGCCGGAGGCCAGGCAGAGCTCGCCCGAAGATGTAACACCAGCCAACCACGTATTTGGCAGTGCGTGCACCGGAACCAGAAGGTGCCGGCAGATCTGGTGATCCCCCTCGAGAAGGCAGTAGGGGGTCAGGTTACCCGCCATCAGCTGAGACCTGACCTCTACCCGGCAGAGGATAAGTGCGCTTCGTGATGAGCATTGTGCATCCGAAGGCTTTTAGCCAGTAGATGACCGAAACACCTGCGAATCCATCCAGTAGCTGAATCGCAGACGAAAAAAAACCGCCTGGCAGGGCGGCTTTCTCTACAGCAAAGATCGAGGTCGATTATGCACCGCGCAGACGATGCAGGCAACACCACGCATTCCATATCAGGTTTTGGCATTTCGCCAAATCTGACGCGTCAGGCTTTCAGTCATGGAGGGCGTTCGTAATGGCACGTATCCGCACCATCAAGCCTGAGTTCTGGACCAGTGAACAGGTCATGGAGTGCTCGGCGATGGCTCGACTCCTGTTCATCGGGATTTGGAACTTCTGCGACGACGCAGGCAACCACCCGATGTCCCCCAAGACCATCAAAGCTCTCGTTTTTCCTGGCGACGACATCACTGCGCTAGCGGTGGAAGGGCTACTCGCTGAGCTGGTATCGAACCGACTAATCACCATCTACGAGGCGGCATCGAAGCGGTACCTGCATGTCAACGGATGGCACCACCAGAAGATCGATAGACCTACCGTAAAGCACCCTGAATTCGTTGAGCCTTCGCCGAGCACTCACCGAGAGGTCGGCGAAGGCTCGTCTAGCGGTGATCGAGGCCTCACCCCCGGAAGGGAAGGGAAGGGAAGTAATACACACTCTCCGCGTGAGCCGTTCGCGATGTTCCTCGATTGGCTTCCCGACCAGGTTCAGCTTGAGGCTTACGCCAAGCGCTCAGGGGTGGCCATCGAGGAGTTCTCGGAAAAGGCCATTTCGGGCTTTGTCGTCCATCACGACGCGAAGGGGTTGGCAAAAACCGAGAGCCAGTGGATCGCCGATCTGGTCGGCTGGAGAAAACGCGACATTGCGAATGCAGCGAAGGTCGTTCCTCTGAGGGCGGGGCCTTGTGGCCAGCAGCTCGACGACAGTGATACGTCGTGGATCGAGCAAGGAAGCGCCCAATGAACCGAGTCGCAGTTTTAACTCATGGCCTGTGGGCCAAGATTCAGACCGGCCAGCACGTCTCTGCTGGATACGAGCTGCCCGAAGACGTGAGGGCAGAACTCAACCGGAAGACAGCGAAGGTGATCAACGATCTGTTCCGCGATCTGCGATCGATTTGCACAGCCTGGAAGCAGGCTTGGCCAGACCAGGCCACATACGACGCGTCCAAGCAGCAATGGCTGACCGCTTTTCTTGAGGCCGGCATCTGCAATCCCGAGCAGTTGCAGTTTGGGCTGATGCGCTGCCGCCAGTCGGGTGCGGCGTTCATTCCGCCACCCGGTGAGTTCATCCAGTGGTGCCAGCCGTCGCCCGAAATGCTCGGCCTCCCAGCATTGGCGGCCGCTTTCCGCGAAGCAACTCGCAATGCCCATCCTGCTATGGCTGGCAGGGGCAAGTGGAGTCACGACGCGGTATGGCACGCGGCCAAAGAGTGCGGCTTCGAGAACCTTAACAAGCTGCCGTCCGATGCCAGTTCGAAGCTGTTCGAGCGCAACTACAGCATTGCGGTTCGTCGGCTGATGGCTGGGGAGCCGCTGCAGAAGATGCCACTGGCCCTTCCCGCAGAGGTTGCCGCACGCAGCACCCCGCAAGTCGGAAACTCTGCCCTAGTCGCCATGCGTGCCCGCTTGGCGGGGCGCCGATAAATCAACCTGCAAGGAGGCGATCTTGTGCGCCAAACAAAACTGACCAAGGCCGCCCGTGGCCGGGAGTGCCAAGTGCGCATTCCGGGCGTGTGCAACGGCAACCCGGAAACCACCGTCCTGGCGCATTACCGCATGGCTAGCACCTCTGGCATCGGCAGCAAGCCGCATGACCTGCAGGGCGCCTGGGCCTGTAGCACTTGCCACGATGTCTGTGACGGGCGTAGCAAAGCCGTGGATCGAGAGACGGCGCGCCATTACCACGCTGAGGGAGTGATGCGCACCCAGGCGATCCTGCTGGCTGAGGCGGTAGTGGTCGCATGAGCGCGACCCGGGAAGTGAAGTTGAGCGAGGCCGAGGTGCGCCGGCAAGCCGCTGATAAGGCCGTACGCGACCTGCGCGACCCACGTTACCCGGGCTTGCGGTTTCGATTCGACCAGAGCCGGCAGGCTGGAACGTGGTTCCTGGTTGTTCGCCGCAAGTGGAACCGGCTAGCGCGCTTCCCTGAGTATGGTCCGGCGGCAATCTTTGCCGAGCTTCCCGGACTACGGCAGCGCTTGCTGTGCCGTCCGGACGAGATGGTTGCTCTGGCTGGCCTGGTGACATTCCACGACCTGCTGGTCTGGTTCAAGGGGCGGGTCGTCACTGACGCCTCGCTGTCCGATTCGTGGAAGAGCACTGTTCGCACGGTAGTCGATAAGCACTTGCAGCCCCGCCTCGGCGAGTTGCCGATACTCGCCCTCACCCCAGCAGTGCTGGACAAGTCGCTGATGTGGCCGCTCCAGGCTAAATGTTCCACGTCCTACGTTCGGCAGATTTTCAGAGTGTTAAGCCTGGCAGTGAGCACGGCGCGGGCGCTTGGGCTAATCCCCAGCAATCCCATGGCTGAGATGAAATTCACGAACTTTATCAAGACCAAGATCGCGCCGAAAGATGGGCGACTGCGCGCGGATCATCTGCAAGAGGTGGTGCCCGCGCTCGGCGCTCTCTTCAGCACCGCGCCCGTCGATGCCATGTTGGCGCTGCTGATGATCTGCCACGGCACCAGGGTTGGCGAGAGCCGTAGGGCAGAGTGGCCCGACTTCGCCTTGGGCCATGGCGAGTGGGTCATTCCCGCCAAGCACACCAAGACGCGCACCGAACACCGTTTGCCACTAACCCCGCAGATGTGCGCGCTGTTGCGCCGTTATCGGGCCGTCCAGCTCGATAGCGGGTACACCGGCAAGTACCTGTTCCCAGGTCGCAAAGGGCAGCCCATGAGTTCCAGCCAGGCCTCGTCGGTATTTCGTCGTTTGGCCAGCCGCGAGTGGTCGAGCCACGACCTGCGGAAGGTGGCGCGTACCGCTTGGCTCGACATGGGGGTGGACGGATTTATTGGCGAAATGCTGCTCAATCACTCGCTAGGGAAAGTTGCTGATACCTACATCAAAACCAAGGGCAACGGCTTGCGTCGCGAGGCTCTGGAGCAATGGCATGAGTGGTTAGACGGGATTGGCTTTGCGTCGATCCATGGGTTGACCGGCGTGCAATCCGCAATTCCTCACAATGGGCCGCAAGCCAAGCCGCGCAAGGCACGCAGCCCAATCAACGAATTAGTTACAGGGGAGAATGCAGAACGTGAAAAATCGCCCTCAGGATGGCTTTAAACGGCCGCGCCTGGACTTGGTTCAGTGCCCGGTATGCAGGGGTAATGCGGTAGTGAAGGGAGTGTTTTATGAGTTGTTGTGCACCGACTGCAATGGCTCTGGTTGGGTTATTGAAGGGTCCAGGTTGGTGCTTCCCCTCGAGGAGCTGGTCACGCAGCTGAGTTTTAAGTTGCAGCAGGCTCAGAGACAAATCAAAGCGCTGGAAAGGCCGACCAAAGTAGTTGGTCCGCAGCAGCAATACCAAGAATCGAACCGCCTGGGGGCGGGCGGCACAAATTACACAGGGGATTGATCATGATGATTCGCAAGCCAGCCGGCCGCCCATTGGGTGATACCGAGTATTTGCTAGAGCAGTGGGGGTGGTGGCGAATGGATGGAGCGGGTGTGCCTACCTGCGTCTCCCCAACATTGGCTTTGATGCATCAGGCAGTGCCGCAGGCGTCCGCCAGTCGAAACTACTGCATCACTGACGACTGGGCGCTTGCAATTGATAGTGCCGTCGCCAGGCTTGCGCACCGCGATCTACAAATGGGCGACATCATCTGGCTGTACTACGGGGCAAAATGGCCCATGTTGCGGGTGGGTAAGCACTTCGGCCTGAGTGAGGGCAAAGCTAGGGAGCTGGCTAGGGCAGCGGCAGCCTGGATCGACTGCGCTGTAAGCGTAATGCGCGACGCGGCATAAAGTGCGTAATTGCACGAATGTAGCCACCCTCCTATATTGCGACTGAAGGGGCAATTGCACTGTAGTGACGACCGGCAGAACACGACCCTTGGCTGCCCTCCGTGGAGGTCAGCTAACGGCTAGTAACAATCAGTCGCCATAGCTCATTAAGATTGTGAGCTGTTCTCGATGAGGTTAGCCTTACCAAGGCTTAACACAGTCAGTTGAGGAGATGTGCGTGAGTCCAAACGAGGAAGCGGAAACGACCAAGGCCTCCAATGTGGTTGATATGGCTTTGACATTCACCGCAATGATTCGACTATTTGAGACGGGTTCAAAGCAAAGAATCTTGGATCAGCTACATAAGTCGTTCAGTAAGCTTTCTGATGTTTCCAGTTATCAGGAATATCATTTAATACACCTTGAATTTTGCAAGTGGTTTGAAGGTAATATATTTACCGCGTCGAAGATTCTTAAGAATAAGTCTGAAAAAATCAGCGGGCCGGCATCATATGGGCACGCCGCCAAAATATTCGACATCGCTGTGAAGGTTTATGTGCATTATAGTTATTTGCCGAATTCCAAGGCCGCAGCGACGCTGTTACCGTTTCTTCGTGGTGCAATCGATACTCCAATAATGAGCTTTCTCAAGGCTAAGTATCCCCTTGCGGGAATAAAGGCCAAAACAATAGAGGCGCTTGGAATGCCGGAGTATGAAGCGCTCCAGGGTCTGATTGCTAGACATATCCAAGAGGAGTTTCAGGGTAAGATATTCCCAGTGCAATACGATGACGTTATGTGGCATAGGCTAAACCGAAGTGACAGAAATGAGGATTCGCTTCAGAAGCAACGAAACCAAAGGCTCTCAGCCTCGGTTAAAATTTTAGAGCCTACTTTGGATTGATTCTGCAACGTCGCGCCCAGGCCGATTGATCAGGCTGGACGCAACCAGACGGAGCGGTGGAGCGCAATTTTTGCATAAAGCAAAAAAAGTACTTTTCCGCGCGGAATAGATTTGATTTTATATCAGCGTGTGTTGCTGTGAACGCAGCGCGACGCTTTAAAGAACCCGGCCCCGAGTCGGGTTTTTTATGCCCGTTTCAAGCCCTGCCATTGAGCGGGGCTTTTTCGTTTTCGGCCCTACGCCTGCTCCTCGCTTCAAGCGGATGCCAGTGACGTGGGAGCCGACCTAATTTGAGGAATGCAGATGAACAATGAGCATCAGGCGCTCGCTGATGTGCCCCTGTGGCTGTTGGTGCTGCTGAGCATGGCTGGCCTCTCGGGTGAAATGTTGCGTGCCTCGGGTGCTGATTTGAGTCTCCGGCAAATTCTGCAACGGGTAGCTCTGCGGTTTCTCGCATCAGGGCTGCTCGGCATGGCTACGCTGCTGTTGGCCATGGCCCTCTGGAGCAATCTCTATCTAGCTGCTGGCCTGGGAATTGTGATCGCAGTGATTGGTGCGGATGTCGCCGGAGGCCTTTACACCCAGTTCCTGGCCAAGCGCGCCGGGGTTTCCACCGAAGAGCGTTGAGGGCTGGTCAATGATTGATCTTAAGCTGAATGTGGGAAGCGTTCCGCTTGCTCGCGAGATCTCGGACATCCAGCGAAAGCAAATACCCTTTGCCTTGATTCTCGCGCAGACGCGCCTGGCCACCAAGCGCATCAAGCCGGGCATTACCGAGGTCATGGCCAAGCGACTGGATCGGCCGACGCCGACCACCATGCGCAGTCTGTTCGCCCAGGCGGCGACCAAGAGTCGCGGCGCGAAAGTCTGGTTCAAGGATCAATGGACCACGGGCATACCCGCAGACACCTACCTGCAGCAAGCGGTGCAGGGTGGGGCCCGACCGCATAAGCGCTTTGAGAAATCGCTGATCGCCCAGGGCCTGATGAAGGTCGGGCAGTACGCGGTGCCCAATCCTGGGCTGTTGAACCAGTACGGCAACGTCTCGCGTGGCGTGATGACCCGCATCTTGTCAGGCCTTGGCGCTGCCGAGGGGCGACGCGGCTATCAGGCCAATGCCACTGGCAGCAAGCGCAGTCGTCGCAAGGGTAACGCTGAGCGCTATTTCGTCGGCACAGTCGGCGAAGAGTCAGGCGTATGGGAGCGCAAGGCTTCGGCGTTTGGTGATGGCGTCAAACCGGTGTTCCTCTACACCAACAGCGCGCCGCAGTACCGCGTCATTTTCCCGTTCTTCAAGATCGGCGAGAACATCGCCAAGGCGCACGGGCAGACCGAGCTGGCCGCAGCTCTGCGCGAGGCGATCCTAACCGCGAACTGAAGTCGCGCGAGGCGCGGCAGGCCCCCAGCACCCCTGGGGCGCCATCCCCCACCCCCCGGCAACGGGTCCTCCCGGACCGGCCGGGCATAGGGGGTAATTCGGGCCCCGCTCATTCGCTACTTACGACCCTTTTGCAGAGGTTGGTTGTTGTTTCGACTATGGCTAATCCATCCATTACCCGGCAGCCGTACTGGCTGAACAAGAAACGCATGGCCGAAAGCCTCGGTATTTCGGTTCAAGCCTTTGACAAATGGGGCGTCGAGCCGGTCGCGAAGATCGGCCGAGAAGCGTTTTACGACACCCGCGCAGTGCTGGATAACCGCCTGCAGCACCAAAGCGGCAAACAGCAACCAGGGGCCGACGAAATCGATCCGCTCATTGGTTACAAGATTGATTGCGAGCGCTTGCGCCTGACCAAGGAACAAGCGGACGCCCAGGCACGCAAAAACAAGGTCGGCGAGAAGGAGCTGGCTCCGGTCGGTTTCATGGTTTACGCGCTGTCCGACGTGTGCGCGCAGCTGGCTTCAGCCCTCGACATGACCCCGAAAAACGTAAAGCGCAAGCACCCCGATATCGCGCCCCGGCACCTGGAGGCGTTCGAGGGCGAGATTGCCGTTACGCGTAACGCGGCGGTCGATCTGGCTGATCGAATACCGAGACTTTTAGATGAATACCTCGCCACTCTGGATGAATCCGCTGGTTGAGGCCGTTCGGCGTGGGTTCAAGAACCTGAAAAAAGATCCACCCATGACGGCCTCGGTCTGGGCGGACGAACATTTTTACATGTCCTCGGAGTCCTCCTATGGGGAGGGCAAGTGGACCACTGAGGCATTCCAGGTGGCGTTGCTCAACGCCATGGGCAATGACCTGATTCAAGAGTTGAACCTGATCAAATCTGCTCGGGTTGGCTACACCAAAATGCTGGTGGCGAACATCGCCTACAAGCTGGAGCACAAAAAACGCAGCGTGTGCATGTGGAGCCCTACGGACGGTGACGCCGAGGGCATCATGAAAGAGCACATTGAGCCAATGATTCGCGACGTGCCTGTGATCAAGGCCATGGCGCCCTGGTTCGGCAAGAAGCATAAGCACAACACCATCGAGTCGAAGACCTTCGAAAACCGCAAGGTGCTGTGGTGGATGGGTGGCAAGGCTGGCGGCAACTACCGGGAGAAAAGCCCGGATGAAGTCGGCTATGACGAGTTGTCGAGCTTTGACGACGATATCGACAAAGAGGGCTCGCCCACCTTCCTGGGTGACAAGCGTTTGGAAGGGGCGACCTACCCAAAGTCGATTCGGGGATCTACGCCGAAGCTGGCCGGTAGCTGCCAGATATCGCGGGCGGCCGAGGAATCACCATACCTGCTGCGCTTCCACATTCGCTGCCCGCATTGTCAGACCGAGCAGACCTTGAAGTGGGGCGGCTCTGACCAGCCGTTTGGGCTCAAGTGGTCCAAGGACGAGCTGGGCCAGGTGGATCACGCGTGGTACCTGTGCGAGTCCGGCAACGGCTGCACCTTCGAACATTATGAAATGGTCCTGGCGTCGAAGGCAGGGCGCTACATCTGCGAGAAGACCGGAATATGGACTCGCGACAGCATGGAGTGGTTTGGCGCGAATGATAAGCCGATTCGCACCCCGCTCCGTGTCACCTTCCATATCTGGACCGTCTATTCGACCTTCACCACCTGGGTGAAGATTGCCGACGAGCGCGTCAAGGCTGGCAAGGACCGAGGGAAGATCAAGACCTTCGTCAACACGACGCTCGGGGAGACGTGGGAGGAAGACCTTAGCGAGAAGATCGACGCCGAACTGTTGTACGAGCGTCGCGAGGTTTACGGCTCCCAGGTGCCACAGCGTGCCCTGGTGCTGACAGGCGGCATCGACACCCAAGACGACCGCTACGAACTGCGGGTTTGGGCTTTCGGCAAGCATGAGGAGAAATGGCTGGTTTACCGTCGCGTGCTGACTGGCGACCCGGCCAGCACCGAGCTGCTGCGCCAAGTCGGGCTGGAGCTGCACCGCCAGTTCACCCGCGCCGATGGCACCAAGATGAGCGTTATGCGGTGGTGCTGGGACTCCGGCGGCCACCATTCTGAGACGGTCCGGGCGCAAAGCCGCAAGCATGGCTTGCACTGGGTTATTCCGATTTTCGGGGCCAGCACCTATGGCAAACCCATTGCCAACTTCCCGCGCAAAAAGGACAAGAAGTCGAAAACCTACCTGACCGAGGTCGGTACCGACAACGCCAAAGAGGTCCTTTACAACCGCCTCAAGCTGCAGCCGGACGGCAATCGTCCGGTACCTGGCCTGATTCACTTCCCGGCCGACGATTCGATCTGTGACATGGACGAACTTAAGCAGCTGACCAGCGAAACCAAAAAATGGGTGCTGGTGAAAGGTCGGCGGGTGTTGCGCTGGGATGCCAGCAAGAAACGAAACGAAGCGCTCGACTGCCTGGTGTACGCCTTGGCGGCGTTGCGTATCAGTCAAGAGCGTTTCGGCCTCGACCTCGATCTGCTGGCCAGTCAGAACCCGGAAACCGGGGTTTGGGAGGTGCCAGCAGAACCTGCACAAGCGGCCGAGCCGGACGAGCCACCAGTGCCGGCCGCTTCGCCGCCGCCGGCGCCGGTGGCGCCGCAACCAGACCACCAGCCTGCCGCCGGCGGCTGGGTTGAAACAGGAGCAAGCGGATGGCTGACGTAGATGCCGAAGAAAACTTGACCCCCCAACAAATGGTCGCGCTGTACATGCGGGCCGAGGCGGACCTGGTGGCAGGCGGCAAGGACGTGACCCTGAACGGGCGACGTTTCGTGTATGCCGAGCTGAACCAGATTCGCGACGGCCGGCTGTACTGGGAGCGCCGAGCAGCTGCACAGGCGCGCGGGGGGCGTCCGGGCTTTGCCTTGGCGAGCTTTGATTGAGTGGCATGAACCTGCTGGACCGGGCGCTTGCGCCGCTGTTTCCGGGCATGGTGGCCGAGCGCTTGCGGGCGCGTAACGTGATCATGGCGTTTGAAGCCGCCAAGCCAACGCGGACCCACAAGGCGAAAAAGCAGAAGGGCAGCGCTGACCGTTCGCTGAATCACACGCTCAAGTCTATGCGCGAGCAGTGCCGAAAACTGGACGAGGATCACGACATTGTCACCGGGCTGTTTGATCGCCTGGAGGAGCGCGTGGTGGGCGGTTCGGGTATCGCGGTTGAGCCGATCCCCCTGCACCTGGATGGCACAGTGCACCGCGAGTTCGCCGCCGCTATCAACGCGCTGTGGGGGGAGTGGTCGCTTAAGCCCGAGGCCTCTGGCGAACTGACCCGGCCGCAGATGGAGCGCCTGGTGTGCCGAAGCTGGCTGCGCGATGGTGAGGCGCTTGCCCAGGAACTGATGGGCAAAGTGCCGAACTATCAGTATTTGCACGGCGTGCCCTATGCCCTGGAGCTGCTGGAGGCGGATTATCTGCCGGTCGAGTACACCGACGACTCCAAGGGCATCGTCCAGGGTATCGAGCGCAACGGGTGGCGTCGCGTGCAGGCTTACCACCTGTACAAGGCGCACCCTGCAGGGCTGCGCGGCGCCCTGGCGCAAAACACCAAACGCGTGCCAGCTGAGCAGGTGATTCACGTTGCCTACCGCAAGCGCATTGGCCAAAGCCGTGGCCAGCCGCTCCTGCACGCGGTCCTGATCCGCCTGGCGGATATTAAGGATTACGAGGAAAGCGAGCGGGTGGCAGCGCGGATCAGTGCGGCGCTGGCCATGTACATCAAGAAAGGTACCCCCGACGACTATGTGCCGGCGGGGCCGGGCGAGACGCGGGCCGAGCGTACTTTCCCCATTGCGCCTGGCGTAGTGGTCGACACCCTGCTGCCGGGTGAAGACGTGGGCATGATCGAAAGCAACCGGCCTAACCCATTCCTTGAGGGGTTCCGCAATGGGCAGCTCAAGGCGGTGGCGGCCGGCACGCGGGGCACCTATTCCAGCGTGGCGCGCAGCTACGACGGTACCTATTCGGCGCAACGCCAGGAACTGGTCGAGGGCCAGCTGGGTTACGACCTGCTGCAGCATGAGTTCATCGACTACTGGTGCCGCCGTGTGTACCGCAACTGGCTGCGCATGGCGATCCTGAGCGGGCAGCTCAAGGTGCCGCCAGACGTGGACCCCCGGACGATCTATGGCGCGTTCTATCAAGGCCCTGTGATGCCGTGGATCAACCCGGTGCATGAGGCTGACGCCTGGGAAACGCTGATCAAGATCGGTGGTGCTGACGAGGCGGAAATGGCCCGCTCGCGTGGCCGCAACCCGTCCGAGCTTAAGGCGTCTCGCAAGTCCGAGATTGCCGCCAACCGGGCAGACGATCTGGTGTTCAGTTCGGATGCCTACCACGAGTATTACGGGAGAAATCAACCCAATGAACAAACGAAGAAAGCGGGCAAGGCTGCCCGTCCTGGGGCCGCGCGGGGCGGTGGCGGCGACGGCTGACCCCGCCGCACAGACCTGGTACACGCTGCGCGCATCCAGTCAGCGCGGCGTGGTCGATCTGATGCTGTACGGCGAGATTGGCGCCTGGGGCATCTCGGCTAACCAGTTTGCCCGCGACCTAAAAGCCCTCGGTGACGTGTCACAGATCAATTTGCACGTTCATTCCCCCGGCGGCGACGTGTTCGAAGGCATGGCCATGTACAACCTCCTGCGCAACCACCCGGCGCGCGTGGAGGGCACTGTGGACGGTCTGGCCGCTTCCATGGGTAGCGTGATCCTGATGGCTTCCAACGTTATCCGCATTCCTGAAAACGCCATGATCATGGTGCACAAGCCCTGGGGCATTCAGGGCGGGGATGCGGACGAGATGCGCCGTTACGCCGATCTGCTGGACAAGGTCGAGGATTCCCTGGTGGCGGCGTACACCAACAAGACCGGCAAGACCGCCGAGGAAGTCAAAGCGCTGCTTTCCGCTGAAACGTGGATGACCGGCGCCGAGGCTGTAGAGCTGGGCTTTGCCGATGAACTGGTGGGGGCGCTGGAAGCCTTCGCCGCACTCAACTCTCAACGCATGCAGGAGTACACCAACATGCCTACCGCTGCACAACCGATGTTCGTCCCGCGTGGCCAGACCCAGCCATCGGCGCCGGTCAACCAGCCGGCACCACCGGCCCATCAGCCGCCGGCGAACGAAACCCCGGCACAGATCGAGGCCCGCGTGCTGCAGGCCGAGGCAACCCGTCGTTCCAGTATCACAGCCGCTTTTGCCATGTTCCCGACCGTCGAGGGCGGGGCAGCCCTGCGTGACGAGTGCCTGAACGACACCAATTGCAGCCTGGAGTCGGCCAACGCCAAGCTGCTGGCCCACATGGGCAAGTCGACCACGCCGACCGGTAGCCAAGTGCCTGGCCAGCACGGCCACATCTCCAACGGCAACCTGGTGGGCGACTCGGTACGCGCAGCCCTGGCGGGCCGGATTGGCCAAGCCGAGAACGAGGCCGACAACGCCTATAACCACATGAGCCTCAAGGAGCTGGCCCGCGCCTCGCTGACTGATCGCGGCATTCTGGTGGCATCGCTCAACCCCATGCAGATGGTCGGCCTGGCCTTCACGCATGACACCAGTGATTTCGGCAACATCCTGATCGACATTTCCCAAGCATCGGTGCTGGCCGGCTGGGACGAGGCGCCGGAAACCTTCGACCTGTGGACCAAGCGCGGCCGCCTGAGTGACTTCCGTATCGCCAAACGTGTGGGTATGGGCTCGTTCCCAAGCCTGCGTGAAGTGCGTCCAGGTGCAGAGTACAAGTACATCACCACCGGCGACCGTGGCGAAACCATCAGCCTGGCGACCTACGGTGAACTGTTCTCGATCACCCGTCAGGCCATCATCAACGACGACCTCGATATGCTGAGCAGCGTGCCTTACAACATGGGTCTGGCCGCGCGCGGCACCATCGGCGATCTGGTCTATGCGGTGCTGATCGACAACAAGCCGATGAGCGACAAGAAAGCGCTGTTCCATGCTGACCGCAAAAACCTGTTCACCGGCGGCGGCTCGGCGCTTTCGATTGAGTCGATGATTGCTGCCAAGAACGCCATGGCCACGCAAAAGGCGCAGGTTGAGGGTGGCAAAGCGCGCACCCTGAACATCCGCCCGGCCTTCCTGCTGTGCCCGGTGGCCCTGGAGGATCGCGCCAAGCAGCTGATCCGTTCTGCCTCGGTGCCCGGTGCCGACGTTAACGCCGGCGTTGATAACCCGATTCGCAACTTCGCCGACGTGATCGCCGAGCCGCGTCTGGACGATGACTCGGCCAAGACTTGGTACCTCGCGGCGGCCCAAGGGCGTGACACCATTGAAGTGTCTTACCTGGATGGCGTCGACAAGCCGTACATGGAGCAGCAAGAAGGCTTCACCGTCGATGGCGTGGCCACCAAGGTGCGGATCGACGCTGGCGTCGCCGCGCTGGACTCGCGGGGCCTCAACAAGTCTGTCGGCGCGTAACCGCAGACCGCACCCAAACACCCCGCCTAAGCGGGGTTTGTTGTTTCTGGACAGGAGAAAATGGCCATGGCCAAGAACTACGTTCAAGCCGGCGGCAGCATCAGCCTGCCGGCTCCCACCGGCGGCTCAGTTGCCGGTGTTCCGCAAGTGATCGACAGCCTGGCGGTGATGCCGCTGCAGTCCGGCCCCAAGGGCACCATGATCACCTACCGCATCTGTGATGTATGGCGGGTGCCTTCCACCCCCGGCTTGAAGTCCGGCGCCAAGGTAAGCGTGCTCGCCGGCGTGATCGTGGCCGACGGGACCGCCGATGCGAAGCCTTACGGCAAGCAGCTGACCGACACCGTCGACGGCTTCGCCGACGTGCTGATCGTGCAGTAATGGCGCGCCCGAGCTTTCGCGAGCGCATGGCTTTTCGCACCGTCCAAATCCTTGAGCGGGTGGGTGACCGCGCGACCCTGGAGGACGGCACGCCGGTCATGGGCACCTTCGAGAATCCCTTTCTCGATCCGCAGATGATGGGCAAGGGCGGCAAGGGGCTGGCGGCGTCAGTCGATGCGGCAGCCGTAGGGGAGCCCCGGTTTAGCGTGCTGGCCGCTGTGGCAGCGCGCTTGCCGAAGGGCTCGAAACTGACCATTGACCTGCCGGCCGATGAGGGTGGCGGGAAATACCGGGTGATCCGGCCGGAGCCAAGTGGCGATGGCATGGTGGCCCTGGTGCTGGGGGTTGAGCGTGAGCGAACCGCAGACATCCGATAACGAGGGGCCGCTGCATGAGCTGACCCAGCTGCATGAAGCCATGACGGCGCGTATCAAGGCGGAAATTCCACAGCTGGAGCACGTTGCAGACTACCCCGTGCTGGAAGAAGGCATGCCCATGCCGCTGCTGATCTACGCCATGACCAATGTGCAGCCTGGAGAGGATCCAGGCGACGGTCGGGTGTGCATCGTGGCGACGTTTGAGGCCTGCATTCTGGTCGAGTCGTCGCGCCCCAAGGCGCCCCTGCAGGCGGCCATTCTGGCTACCAAGTTGGCCGCCTTGCTGCATTACGAGCAATGGGGGCTGGATTTCACCATGCCGGTCGATGGTGTTCAGGCCATGCCAACGGTGCCTATCCCTGAGCTGGCCGAGTGCGCGGCCTGGGCGGTGCAGTGGCAACAAACCCTTTACCTGGGTGACACCACTTGGCTTTGGGAGGACCAGCCGCCGGGCTCGCTGGTGTTCGCCATCGACCCCGACACCGGCCCCGGAAACGAGCGCAACTACCAGTCGCCGGAGTCCATGGCATGAGCTACCCGACTGCGCAGCATGACCGGATGATTTCCGACCAGGTGATCAAAGGGTATGTGGTGGCCGTGGACTTGGCGGCCGGCAGGCTGCGCATGTCGGACGGTACCGACTGGGTCAGTGCCTGGGTGAAGTGGCATGCACTGGCCGCCGGCAAGGCCCGCCATTGGCGGTCGCCTAGCGTGGGCGAGCAGGGCGCGCTGATCAGCCCGAGCGGTGACCCTGCCCAAGGCACGTTCGTGCCGGGGCTGTACGGCAATGCCGGCCCCCAGCCGGACAACCGCGACCATGTCGAGGTGTGGCGTTTCGATGATGGCGGCTCGCTGGTCTACGACTGGGAAGCTAACACCTACACCATCAAGCTGCCCACGGGCACGGTCACCATCGAGGTCGGCGGCAGCAAGGCGGTGATCACCGACGACACGATCAGCGCCAAGACCACGACGCTGACGGCCGAGGCGCAGGCCGCCACGATCAAGGCGCCGTCGATCACCCTGGAAGGTGAGGTGCTGATCAAAGGCCCGTTACGCGTAACGGGCGATATCAACGGCGGCGGGAAGATCATCGACACCGCCGGCAACACGGCAAATCACAAGCACTGACAGCCCGCATTCGCGGGCTTTGTCTTATCTGGAGGACGCCTTATGGCTGCCAAGAAAACTGTTTCAACTGACGAGGCAATCGCCTCGGACGCTACCGACGCCGCCGTTGCATCCGCACCGGAGGCGGGCGAAGCCGTGGCACAAGTCACTTTCGCCGACACCGTCTATACCTCGCGCTCGCTGTACCTGGCCAAGGGCGAGGACCTGCGCGAGTTCAAGGTGGTGGCCAAGCGCGTCAGCGTGCCGGCCGACGACGCCGAGGCGCTGGCCTTCCTGGCTGATCACCCTGAACTGCAGCGCCTGGACGGCTGACCATGATTGGCCTGGATCGCCGCACCGGCGAATCAATCTCGGGCCTTGATCACCTGCGCCAATCCATCGAAGACATTTTGACCACGCCACTCGGCAGCCGCCGCATGCGGCCGGAATACGGCAGCAAGCTGCGGCGTTACGTCGACATGCCGGTCAACGATGGGTGGAAAAGCGCGGTACAGGCCGAGGTGGCCCGCGCCTTGGGCCGCTGGGAACCGCGCTTGAGGCTAGAGCGGGTGGTGGTCACCTCGGTGCTTGACGGGCAGATCGGCATGACGCTGACCGGCGAGTACCTGGGCAGTTCTGCCGTCATGGAGGTAACCGCATGATTGACCTTTCCCTGCTGCCCCCGCCCGACGTGGTGGAGAGCGTGGATTTCGAGGAGCTGTATCAGGAAACACTGGGCATCTTCCGCGAGTTCATGACGGACCAATGGACGGCGGCGCTGGAGTCCGACCCGGTGGTCAAGCTGATGGAGGTCATGGCCTACCGGGAAATGTTGGTACGGGCGCGGGTCAACGCGGCGGCCAAGGCGAGCTTGCTGGCCTTTGCCAAGGGCAATGACCTGGTAAACCGGGCCGCTGACTATGGAGTGGAGAAACTGACCATTCGCCCGGCCGACCCCGACGCAGTGCCCCCTGTCGAGGCAGTGATGGAAGACGACGAAGCGCTGCGTTACCGCACGCGGCTGTCGCTGGAAGCATTGTCAGTGGCGGGCAGCAGCGGGGCCTATGAGTTTCACGGGCTGAGTGCGTCGGCCGAACTGACCAATGTGTCGGTCGATTCGCCCCGCTTTTCCGGGGTGGAATTGGCACCGGCGGTCCGCGCCCAGCTGCCGCCAGGGGCCATTGTCGTGGTCTGCGATTACGACGCAGGCCTGGCCAACCCGCTACCCGGCGACGTGTCGCTGGCCATCCTGCCCAGCCTCACCAGCACCACGCCGGTGGCGCAGCTGGTGGCCAAGGTTAAAGCGGCCTTGTCGGCCGAGGAAGTGCGGCCGATCACTGACCGGCCCCGCGTGGCCGCCGGCATCCCCTCCGACTTCAAGGTGGAGGCTGAACTGCAGATCGAGGAAGGGCCCGACCCGGATGTGGTGAAAGCCACGGCGCGGGCCGGCCTGAATGCGGCCATTGCAGACGCCCGCCGCCTGCAGGGGCAGTTGCCCCTGTCGGCCATCTACGCCGCGTTACACGTAACGGGGATTCGTAGCGTGACCTTGAAGTACCCGGCGGCTGGGGTGGTGTGTGACAAGCGGCATTACCCCAACTGTACGTCGGTCACGCTGACAACGAAGGTGGTGGCATGAGCCTGTTGCCGCACAACGCCACCCAGCTGGAGCGTGCCTTGGAGGCGGGCGCCGACCTTGGCCTGGACCCGGACATTATCCGGGGCGTGGCCGACTCGGCGCGCTGCCCGCCTAACTTCCTGCCTTGGCTGGCTTGGTCGTGGAAGGTCGAGGGTTGGGAGTCGGCATATACCGACGAGCAGCGCCGCGCGCTGATCCGCGAGGCGATTCCGGTTCACAAGACCAAGGGCACGGTCGGCGCAATTCGGCGCGTGCTCAAGGCGGTTCGGGTTAACGCGGATTACAAGGAATGGCGCGAGATCCCCAACGCGGCGCCGTATACGTTCCAGGTCACGGCGTGGGCCAACGATAACCGGCCGGGCGAAGGCTCGATCATCTCGCCGCAGCTGGAGGAGCGCCTGCGCGCCCTGGTCGACGCGACGAAGAACGAGCGCAGCCACTACACCTTCCGCCTCGGTGCGCGCTTCGATGACGGCCTTGTGGCGGCCAATGCCTCGCACCTGCGGCAGCGCACGCGCCGCTCGGCCGAAGCGCAGCCGATCCCCATGCCGCCCTCTGAGCAAGGCCTGGGTCTGGTCAACGCTTCGCGTCTGCAGCTGGTCCAGCGGCGCCCGGCGGATGCCCAGGCAGTGCCCATGCCCTTGTCCGAGCAGGCCCTGCAGGCGGCCAACGCAACCCACATACGCTGTGTCTCTCGGTGGCCCGCCAAGACGCAAAGCGTACCGATCCACAACGAAACGGTGCTGTTGGCGGCTAATGGCGTCAGCAACCGTACTGTCGTGCGCGTCACGATGGAGGCAGTTCTATGAGTACCGCTTTGCAACCCCAGATCACCAAGGCCGGGCTGGCGGCGATCTGGAACGCCACCAGCACTGGCCTGTCGGCCGAGATTTCCCACATCGGCCTGGGCTCTGCGGGCTACACGCCCAGCGCTGACCAGAAGACCTTGCGCGCCCAGGTGGTCAAGTACCCCATTTCGGGCGGCGAGAAGCTGAGCAGCACGCTGATTCACCTCACGGCGGTCGCCGACGATGCGGCCGCGTTTTGGGTGCGAGAGGTCGGCTTCTTCTTGAGCGATGGCACGTTGCTTGCGGTTTGGTCGCATGCCACCGAGGCGCTGACCTACAAGTCGCCCAATACCGAGCTGCTGCTGGCCTACGACCTGTCGCTAGAAGCCCTGCCGGCCAACAGCGTGACCATCAACAGCACCTCGGCCGGGCTCAACCTGACCATGGCCGAACCGATGGCGGCAGTGGCCACGGCCATGATCGCCGAGCAATTGCGCAACCTGCTGCAGGGTGACCGCCTGACGGAGGAGGAGCGCCGGCAGACGGTGGCCGGCAATCAAATTGCCCTGCTGATGGGGCGCATGTCTTCGGCCGAGCAGGCCCACACGGAGGCGCGGGATGGTCTGCTGAGTTCGGCCATCGCCAATGCCCTGGCAACCACCAACCTGCAAGTCATGGTTCTCAAACACATCCACGGAGCTTAATCCCCCTATGAGTCTTGAATCTCAAATCGCCGAATTGGTCATCGTCAACAACAAGCTGGCCGAATACTTCAACACCAAAAAAGCGGCAATTGATGCCGCCGTGTCGGCGGCCGTGGCTGCCGCTCCGGCCATCTTCCGCGAGTTTTATGTGGACCCTGAGCTGGGTCTGGACACCAACCTGGGTACCAAGGCGAGCCCGTTCCGCACCATTCAGCGCGCAGTCGACTCCACGCCCAAGGGTGGTCGTTGCGAAGCCTGGTTGATGAACCACTACGTTCTCGACTCCCACGTTCGCCATGAGGGTCGCGAGGTCGCTGTGCGCGGGGAAATCGGCGCCGGCACCCGCCTGGTCATCAATGAATTCCTGCGTGATGGCGACCCGCTGCCGCGCATGGGTTCGTTCTGGCAGAGCTATGGCTCGTCGCTGGACCTCAGTAACTTGACCCTGAGCTTGCCGGCATCAGCTGCCGGTGACCTCAGTGCCTATAACGCACTGACGTTCTCCAGTGGCTCCACTGCGCCGAACATCCTGCAACTGCGCCTGCACAACATCGCGTTCGAGCTGCGCGGCACGTTCCGAGGCCGCATTCTCGGCCCGGATTCGCCAATGGTTGCGCTGGGCCTGACGGGTACCACCCTGCCATCGGCACTGGCGGGCCGCATCGTCACCAACGTGGCCGCAGGGACCGAAAGCAAGACCCTGCCGCACGTCATCACCAACGTTCCTACCCTCTGAGGTCAGCATGCAAAAGAGTTCTCTGAACGTCGTCTTTGGCGACAACAACTACATCGGTTTCGAGTTCGGCAACCTCCCGGTCGGCGCGGCCTTGCTGGTAGCCGCCCAGCAGATCGAGCAAGCGGCCGACCAGGCGCGTGCGGCGGTGCTGGGCGATCCCCTGCGTGCGGTGGAGTACCAGATGGCCGAAGCCGACGCCAAGGCGTTCATGGTGGCCGGTTTCGACGGCGAAGTGCCGGCGACCGTACAGGCGGTGGTCGATGCCTCGGAGGTGACGCCTCAGGCTGCAACCGAGCTGATCCTGTCCGAGTCGGCGGCCTGGCGGGGCGCCCTGTGCGAGATTCGCGCGGCGCGCCTCATGGGCAAGCAGGCCATGCTCAAGGCCACGACTCACGCCGAGGCCGAAGGCTACGCCGACACTGCAATCGACGCGATTCGTGCGATCTCCAAGGCTTACAACCCCGCCTGACCCCTCCCAGGCCACACCGTTACCCCCGAGGCCGCTAAGCGGCTTTTTTTGTGTCCGGGCCGCGCATTGTCGCGGCCTGGTGCTTTCTGGAGCATTCCCCATGGCTGGATTCTTTCACGGCGTTACCGTAACGCTCGTTGACACCGGTGCGCGCAATATCGCGCTGCCGTCCTCCTCGATCATTGGCTTGGTCGACACCTTTACCGAAGGCGCAGGCGCCACGGCGAAGTACAACGACCTGGTGCTGATCACCAACGAGCGTGAGGCGGTCGCCGCGTTCGGTGAAACCTCGGCCATCACCAAGGCCTGCCGGGCTATTTACACCCGTGCCAAGGCGGTGATCGTCTGCTGCGGTGTGGCAAAGGCGGTCGACGCGGCGGCACAAACGTCCTCGATCATTGGCGGCGTGTTGGCCAACGGCAAGCGTACCGGCCTGCAGGCGCTGCTGGATGGCAAGAGCCGTTTCAACGCCCAGCCGCGGCTGATCGTAGCGCCTAAGCACAGCGCGACCCAGGCGGTGGCCACTGCCATGGATGCCTTGGCAGCCAAGCTGCGTGCCATTGCCATCGTTGACGGTCCCGGCACCACTGATGAGGCCGCCATGCTCTACGCCAAGAACTTCGGTTCTAAGCGCATCTTCATGGTCGACCCCGGCGTGCAGCAGTGGGACACCACCAGCAACGGCACCGTCGATATGCCGGCTTCGGCCTGGACGGCTGGCCTGTTTGCCTGGACCGATACCGAATACGGCTTCTGGGCCTCGCCGTCCAACAAGGAATTCGTCGGCATCACTGGCACCACCCGTTCGGTGGAATTCTTGGACGGCGACGACACCTGTCGGGCCAACCTGCTGAACAACGCCAATATCGCGACCATCATTCGCGACGACGGCTTCCGCCTGTGGGGCAACCGCACACTGTCGAGTGATGCGAAGTGGGCCTTTGTCACCCGCGTTCGAACGCTCGACATTGTGATGGACGCGATCATGTACGGGCATAAGTGGGCAGTCGATCGCTCGATTACCGCGACCTACGTCAAGGACGTGACGGAGGGGCTGCAGGCGTTCATGCGCGACCTCAAGAATCAGGGCGCCATTGTCAACTTCGAAGTGTATGCCGACCCGGTGCTCAACACGGCCAGCCAGCTGGAGCAGGGCAAGGTGTATTGGAACATCCGTTTCACCGACGTGCCGCCGGCCGAAAACCCCAATTTCCGTTTCGATGTCACCAACCAATGGCTGACCGAAGTCCTCAACGCTGCCGCCTAAGGAGCCCCCGACATGGCATTCATTCCCCAAATTCTCGCCAACACCAACCTGTTCGTGGATGGCAAAAGCTTCCAAGGCGATGTACCCAGCCTGACCCTGCCCAAGCTCACCCTCAAGATGGAGGAGTACCGCCCAGGCGGCATGGATATGCCGATTGAGATGGACGTGGGCATGGAGAAGATGGAAGCCAACTTCACCACCACCGGCGTGCGCAAGGACTCGCTCAAGTTCTTTGGCCTGGCCGATGGCAACGCCTTCAACGGCGTGTTCCGTGGCTCGTTCAAGATCCAGAAGGGCGAAACCCTCGCGGTCGTCGTCACCCTGCGCGGCACCCTGAAAGAGCTGGACATGGGCGACTGGAAGGCCGGCGACAAGGCCGAGCTCAAGCACGGCATTGCCGTCACCTACTACAAGCTCGAAGTCGGCGGCGAGGTCATTTACGAGATTGACCCGGTCGGCATGAAGCGTGTCATCAACGGCACCGACCAGCTGGCCAGCCAGCGCGCCGACCTCGGCCTGTAACCCCCATTCCTCTCGCAACCCTTTCCGTATCAAGGACACTCTTTCATGAGCAAGCCAACCCCGAAGTACCTGACCCTGACCGCTGAGAACGTCACCGTTCGCCTGTCCAAACCCACCACCCTCAACGGCATTGATCAGGGCACCATCACCCTGCGCGCGCCGACTGTGAAGGATATTCGCAGCTCGGGGCAGACCTCGGACGGTGACGAGGAGCAGCGCGAGCTGAACCTGTTCGCCTCCCTGGCCGACGTGGGGGTCAAGGACCTGGAAGGCCTCACCTACAAGGACTACAACCGCGTCGCCACCGGTTACAACTTTCTGGTGCGAGAGGACGAACTGTAATCCCGCGACCCTCAAGCACGCCGCCAAGCGTCTCGCGGCCGAGCTGCATTTCTCGGCCGCTGAAATCATGACCATGTCGTATGCCGACATGGTTTGGTGGCTTACCGATTGAGCTTGCACAGGGGGTAACCGATGGCAAGCAAGGTAGCGTTATCGCTGGTGATCGGCGGCGCCGTCGCGTCGTCACTCGGTGCCGCGTTCAAGACCGCCGAAAACGGCATCCAGAAGCTGGAAGCCAAGGGCAACAAGGCCAAGGTGCTGAAAAGCACCATTGGCGAAACCATCAAGCTGCGCGAGGAATGGAAGCGGGCGCATGACAGCGGCGCGGCCGGTGCCGACAAGCTGCTGCGCAAGTTGGACGGCAACCTGGATGCTTTGCGCAAGCAGGGGGTCGAGGTCGGCAAGCTCGGCCGCGAGTACCAGCGCTTGGGGCGTGAAGCGAAGGCCGCCGATCTGCAGCTCAAGGGTCACCAGCAGCTGCAGGCGGGCAAGGAATCGCTCAAGTCGAATATCGGCAGGGCGGTGGTGGCCACGGGCGCCGCCGCTGTACCGACGATGATCAGCGCGAACTATCAAGCGGTCATCCGTGACATTGCGATCAAGGCCGATATCGCCAACAAGCCCGAAGAGCAGCAGCTTAGCCGGACGGTGATCGACACGGCCAAAGACACCGGCATGTCACGCAATGACGTGGCCGACCTGGTCAACCAGCTGGTCGGCGCCGGTATGGAGCTGGACAAGGCGCTGTCGTATGCGCCGGTCGCGGCCAAGTTCGCGGTGGGTCAAGGCGCTTCGGGGGTCGACACCGCGTCGATGATCCAGGCACTGGAGCAAAACGCCAAGATCAGCGACCCCAAGGTCATGCAGCAGGCACTGGAGGCCATCGCCTACCAAGGCCAGGCGGGCAGCTTCGAGGCCAGCGATATGGCCAAGTGGTTCCCGCAACTGCTGGCCGGCATGGAAAAGAACGGCATCACCGGGCTGGACGCGGTGACCTCGCTGGGCTCCATGCTGCAGGTCCAGATGAAGACCGCCGGCAGTTCCGACGAAGCGGCGAACAACTTCAAGAACTGGATGGAGAAGATCGGCGCCGGCGATATCAAGAAGGCCTACAGCGATGTGGGCATTGATTATCAGGCGTCGCTGAATACCGGCCTGCAGAAGGGCATGAACGTCATTGAGGCGTCCATGGCCCTGGCCATGCGTTATGTCGAGAAGACCGACCCGGCCAAGGCCAAGCAGATCAAGGACGCCCAAGCCAAGATCGACAAGGAGGTCGACCCGGAGAAGGCCAAGGCGGCGCTGGAAGCCCTGGAGAAAACCCTGCGCACCGGCGATATCTTCGCCGACATGCAGGTCAAGGCCGCGCTCACCGCCTACGGGCAGAACCGGGGCCTGTACGAAGAACTCAAGGCCGACTCCAAGAAGGCCTCGGGCATCCTCGACAAGAACCTGGCTGAGCGCCGCGAGACTTCGGCGCAGCAGTGGGCCGAGCTGGGGCAGGCGGTGGACGACTCCATGCGCAGCATTGGCGATGCCATCCGCCCGGCCACCGACCTGGCCGCGCAGGGGCTGACCAAGGTTGCCCGTGGCATCACCTCGCTGTCGGATCAGTTCCCGTCGATAGCGATGGGGATTGGCGGTATCACGGCGGCGGTGATTGCATTTCTGAGCGCGCGCAGTGCGCTGCGTGTCGGGCGCGGAGTGCTCAACATTGCCATGGGTCGCGGCCTGGAAGGGCTCGCGGGCCGCGCCGGCAAGGCCGAGCGCGCGCCGATCAAGCTGCCCAAGACCGGCAGCAAGGTAGTCGACACCGGTCTGGGGCTGCTGGGCAAGGTGTTTTCGCCAAGCTCGAAAGTGCCTGGCCAAGCCGATGACCCTGGCGCGGCCGCCAATGACACACAGCGCGTGTTTGTGGTCAACGCCGATGCATTCGGCGGGATCGGCAGCAGCGTTGCAAATAGCGGCCCTGCAGGGCCTGCTAGGGGGGGTAGTCGCAGAAGTCGGCGCCGGGAGCGTCGGCGCGCGGCCCGGCAGGGCGTCCCGGCTCGGCCGGCGCCGACCGTTGAAGCCCCCAAGGCGCCCAAGTCTGCCGTGGCCAAGGTTCGGCCGCTGCCTGCAGCATTGTCGTCCCTGACCGCCACTGATGACCTGGGCAAGATGGCGCGCTCAATGCGGGGCGTGACCCGTCTGGCCAGGCGCTTACCTGGTGGCAACGTCATGGACGCCGGAACCGCCGCGCTTGATGTGGCGTTGAATGCCAAGACTCAGGATGAAAAAGCCGAGGGCTACGGCGGCGCCGCCGGCAGCCTGGCGGGCACCCTCGCCGGTGCTGCAGCTGGTGCGGCCATTGGTTCGGTCGTGCCGGTGATCGGTACCGCTGTGGGCGGCGCGGTCGGCGCCGTCCTGGGTGGCATGGGGGGCGAGTCCTTTGGTGGTTGGCTGGGCAAGCGCTGGTTTGGTGAAGATCAGCCAGAAGGTGAGCCCAAGGGCGAGGCGCAAGCACCTGCCGCACCCGGTGAAACGTTACGCGTAACGCTGGATGAAGCGCGGGAGGCCAAGGCCGAGGTAGGCAGTGACATGCCGCCGGCGGGCGAGGCCGAGGCGCCGGCATCGCGAGCCAAGCCAGCGGCAGAGAAGCCCGAGCCCCAACCGGTCGCCCCTGCGCCGAAGCTGGGGGCCACTGTGCGGGATTCGACGCCCGCCGTGGCGGCGCCGGTAGAGGCCCCGCGCGTCGCGCGTGAGCCCGAGGTCAAGGCCCCGGTGCGTGGGCCTGCTGTGAGGGCCGGCAAGCCGCGTGCGCCTGATACCGCCTTGGTGCGGCCTCAGGAAAAGTCGGTACCGCCGGCGCAGCCTGAGCCACAACCCGCGCCGCCTGCGCCGAAGCTTGGCCAGGTGGTTCGGGAGGCTGCAACCCCTGCGCCTGTGGTGCCGTCAGGGCCGGCCGATCCGTTCGTGGTCCCGGCACTCGCGGCCGACAAGGTGCGTTTCCCGGGAGCGGATCTAGTGCGGCCGCAGGCTCAACCAGTACCGTCAGGGCCGGCCGAGCCACCTGCGCCGAAGCTTGGCGCAACGGTGCGTGAGGCAGCCAGTCTGGTGCCTGCACCTGCGCGGCCGCGTGAGCCTGAGGCGAAAGCCCCGCCGGTGCCTGTGTTGGGTCGCGCTGCGGGCGATCTGGTGAAAGCCCCTGCCGTGCCGATGCTGTTTAAGCCCATGGTCGATGTGGCCAGTCCACCGGCAGCGGCTGGGCTGGGTGAGGCGGTGCGCGAGCTGGCCAAGGCGCCGGCGCCCGTACTGCCTGCGCCCGAGCCCAAGCCCGTCAAGGTGCCCGAGCCTGCCAAGGTGCCGGCGCCGAAGGTGGAGCAGTTGTTTACCTTCGCGCCGAGCATCAAGCTTGACGTGCACGGTGATGTGAAGGACCCCGAGCAGGTTGTGCGCGAGCTGGAGCCGCCCCTACGGCGCCTGTTCGAGGCCTTCCAGCGCGAAGTCGCTTCGCGCATGTCCTCGGCGCAGCTGTTCGATCAACCCCACGTTTAAGGAGGGCCTATGCCCTACATGGAGCAGCTGGAATCTTCCCTGTCCAGCCTGGTGGCAGCGGGGGAGGCCGGCCGGAAAAGCGCCGACGGCATGCTGGTCCCGCTCAACGGCGCTATCAGCAGCATCACCGGTGCCGCGTCCGAGCTGGAGAGCATCCCGTTTCTGCCGCCCGAGATGGGCGCCAAGGCCGGCCGGCTGGTGCGCAGTATCGGTGTGGCACAGGCACGGGTCGGGCAGATAACGTCGACCTACAGCCGGGCTGTCTCAGGCGTCAGCCAGGTGCAGGAACGCCTCGGCACCTTCAAGCAGATGGCCAGCAAGGTGTCGTCGGAGGTCAACCGGGTGGCTGGCAAGGTCAGCCCTTCGCTGTCCAACATCCTGCCCAGTGGCGGGCTGCTGGGCTCGGCCACGCCGACACCGGAGGCTGTGGCGCCTTTCCCGCACCTGCTGATCATCCAGCCGCATGAGCCGAACGCCCAGCCGTATTACTTCAACCTCGGTACGGCTGCGTTTGACGAGCTGCGCCGGCAGGCGTCGTTTCGTTGGGCGGGGCAAGAGCGCTTGCGCCGCAGCGTGGCGCAGCAGGCCGTGGGCCTGGGTGAGGAAAAGATCACGCTCAAGGGCGCGATCTTCCCGAACCACAAGGCCGGGCTCAAGCAGCTCAACACCTTGCGCTCCATCGGCCGCAACCTGCGGGCGTTGAACCTGGTGACGGGTTACGGCGAGGTACTGGGCGACTGGTGCCTGGTCAGCATTGAGGAGGAGCAAAGCCACCTGTTGGCCGGCGGTATCCCCCGAAAACAAGGCTTCACCCTGGAGTTTGTGAGCTATGGCAACGACCTGCAGAACGTCTGACGGTGATCTGCTCGATGTGATCTGTCAGCACCATTACGGGCACCTCAACGGCACGGTCGAGGCCGTGCTTGATGCCAACCCGGATCTGGCCAGGCAGGCGCAGCCGTACCGCGCCGGCCTGCTGATCCGGCTGCCGGATCTGCCGGCGCCTGCAGTCGAGCTGCTGCAGCTGTTCGGCTAGCCATGATGGCAAGTTGCCCGGCCTGGTTGCGGCCTATACCATCCCGGTCACTTGCATGGAGCTGAGGACAGCATGGGTAATTCAACTGAGTTGCGGCGGTACAAATTAGGCTGGGGCAGTGAGTTCTGGCGGCGCATGAACTGGCTGTTTTTCGGCACCCTGGTAACGGTGGCGCTGTGCTTCATCCCGTTCATTGGATGGGCTGCCGGCGCCGGTCTGTTCGTGGTGATGCTGTGGAAAGCCTTTGGCCCGCGCCCGGTGCTGGTGGAGGGCGATTGCCCGGCCTGCACCAAGTGCCTGCCCATCGACCCCAAGCATGACGACGTATTTGCCTGCCCCACCTGCGGCAGTGTCTTGAAGGTGGAGCCGGACGCCTTGGCCCTGGTGCCGATAGACCGATAGCAACACCCAGCCCCGCCCAGTGCGGGGCTTTTCTTTTCAGCGCCGGCGCTCGCTCGGCGTTACGCGTAACGAACCCCGCCCTGTGCGGGGTTTTTTGTTCCTGGAGCAAGCATGAAACCCACGTATCAAATCGTCGCCGATGGCAACGACATTACCGCGCTGATCAATGACCGCCTGTTGCTGCTGCGCACCTCGGACAAGCCCGGCATGGAGTCGGACGAGTTCGAGCTGCGCATTGACGACCGCGACCAAGCCGTTGCGCTGCCGGCGCGCGGTAGCAACGTGGTGGTCATGATGGGCTATGAGGGCCAAGGATTGACCCGACTGGGGGCCTACACCGTCGACGAGGTAGAGCTGAGCGGCCCGCCCGACACCATCGTCATTCGCGGCAAGGCCAGCGACATGCGCGGCAGCGGTAAGACCGTGCGCAGCGGCAGTTGGGAGGACGTGCCGCTGTCGCAGATCGTCGGTGAAATCGCCAAGCGCAACGGCTGGGAGGTGTCTTGCCCGGTCGACACCAAGGTCGAGCGCATCGACCAGCGCAATGAGTCGGATTACAACTTTGTCACCCGCCTGGCCAAGCAGTACGACTGCACCGCCAAGGTGGCCGAGAGCAAGCTGCTGGTGATGCCGCGCCAAGGCGGGCAGAGCACTACCGGCAAGGCGCTGTCGGTCATCACCATCAACAAGACGGACGTTTCCCGCTACCAGTTCCGCCTCGGCGACCGCAACTCGCAGAAGGCGGTGAAGACCCAGCACCAAGACCCCAAGACCGGCAAGTTGCAGGTGGTCGAGCTGGCCAACGACGAGTCGCCGGACGGCCTGCCGCCGGTGCACACCGACCGTCATGTCTACCCCAACAAAACCGCTGCCCAGCAGGCCGCCAAGGCGCGCCTGGCTGCGTTCAATCGCAGCACCGCCGGCGTGCGGCTGGAAATGCCCGGTCGCACTGATCTGTTTGCCGAACGCTCGATCAACGCCCAGGGCTTCAAGCCGGGGCTCGATGGCGAGTACCTGGTGGACGGCGTCGAGCAGGTATTCACCCAGTCCGGCTGGTCCACGACCGTCGAGTGCAACGGCGGCAAGAAGGGCAAGGCCAAGGCCTCGGGCAAGAAAAAGAAAGACACCAAGCCGCTCGCGGTTGAGCAGCTGTAACCCTACGGCCGCGCGCGGCCAGCACTGGAGCAAGCAATGGCACTATCCATACAGCAACTGCAGCAGATCCTCCCGAACGCCGGCCCGAAAGCCGGCGTTTTTGCACCCGTCCTCAACGCCGCCATGGGCAAGTTCGGCATCGTCACGCCGGTGCGGCAGGCGGCGTTCATCGCCCAGGTTGGCCATGAGTCCGGCCAGCTGCGTTACGTGCGCGAACTGGGCAGCAATGCCTATCTGGCCAAGTACGATACCGGCACGCTCGCGGCGCGGCTGGGCAACACGCCGGCGGCCGATGGCGATGGCCAGAAGTACCGGGGCCGTGGCCTGATCCAGATCACCGGCCTGGACAATTACCTGCGCTGTGGCGAGGCGCTGGGCCTCGACCTGGTCAACCACCCCGAGCTGCTGGAGCAGCCGCAGCACGCGGCCGCGTCGGCCGCATGGTTCTGGCAGCAGAAGGGCCTCAACACCCTGGCGGATCGCGGCGACTTCGCCGGCATCACCCGCAAGATCAACGGCGGCCTCAATGGCCAGGCCGACCGTTCGGTGCTGTGGGCGCGCGCCCGCAAGGTGCTGGGCGTATGACCGGCCTGGACTGGCGTCTGGCGTTACTGGCTCTACTGCTGGGCCTGGCGGTCGGTGGCCGCAGCGCCTGGCTGTGGCAGGCAAACGACTACGGCAAGCAGCTGGCCGAGGTGCGTGGGGCGCATGCCCTGGAGCGCGACAAGGCCAGCACGGCCGCCTTGGGCAAGCTGCAGGCCGTCCAGGCCGAGCGCAGCGCCTTGGAGCAGCGCCTGCAGGCCGACAGCACAACCCACTATCAGGAATTGAAAGATGCTCAAGACGACCGCAAGCGCCTTGCTGGCCAGCTTGCTACTGCTAATGTCCGGCTGTCAGTCCTCATCGACAACGCCGCCGTCGCCATCGGTGGTGACTGTGGGGTGCCAGCCGCCGCCGGCACCGGACGCGTGGTTTATGGCCCCGCGCGAGTCCAACTTGACCCAGCGCATGCTCAACGAATTCTCGGCATCACCGGCGACGGTGACGACGGATTGAAGGCGCTGCAGGCGTGTCAGGCCTACATTCACGGAGTCACTAAGTGAAAAGAGACGAGCCAGGCGGATCCTCATAGCAAGAGGGACTTGTGACCTGCTGAGCGCACATCTTATGCTATCAAAATAATGGCGCCGTTATTTTGTCGAGGTCAAATGTGTCTATTTCAACTTCCTTCTCAATACTGGCCGTTTTTGTTGCGATAAGCATGGGCGCATTCTCGCTCAAGATCCTTGAAAGACAGCAAGCCTTTGAAGCGTCATATTCCGATTGTGCGAGGGAAGCGATCCTCTATGGCGATGCGACCTGTGAGCATGCGCTTGCAGCAGAGAAAAGGGCTTTGGAAGCGACAGCTCGAGCTATCCTGCCAAAAGAATGATTCCTGAGTCAGAGGTTGGAGTCTAAGCGTTAGACTATTTGACGTCGGGCCAGCCGATCGTACCTCGATCATAGACTGAAGAATTGCTATGGAAAAACGCACTTTCATTGGAATGGTAGAGGCCGGCGAGCCGCTGATTCAGCAGGCAGTCGACGCTATGCGCGAGTATCATCAGGCCCAAGATCTAGGCGCGTCGGCAGAAGAGATCGAGCGCCTGCGCCTGCTGGCCGAGTCGCTGTTCCAGGCGGTCTCCGATTACCAGCTTCGTGTCGTGGCCAAGGCCCGAGGTAAGGAGCTGCCACCGCTGCATTAGGCCGCCGGTCGGTCGTTGCCTGCAATCCTGAGGAATTATACGATACTGTTTATTTGTACAGTATCGGTGCCGCATGTACTTCCTTCTCGTTCGACGCCGCAAGCATGGCGTGGCCTTACCCTCCGACCGCCTACGGAAAGTCCAACCACTCCGCGCGGATGTCCACATCGGGGATCACCACAGCGAGCCCCTGGGGCGTGTGTCGACTCAGGCTTGGGTGTTCAACCCTACACCTGGACCGGACATCATTCCGCGCCTGCACGACGCAAAGGTCAACGGCATGGCCCAGCTCGGCATCAACATCAACGGGGTCGAAGAAATCGACGGCGTGCTGTATGCGCAGTCTTGGTGGTGCAGGGCAGAATGATGACCGGGATACCGCAGGCATGGATGGACGAACTGAATGACCATTTTGCCTTGGTCACCGATCCCGAAAGCCGCTCCGCGGTGCTGGATGAGATGGCGTATGCCGCCCATCGCAGGGGCGAGGTCAGTGCAGAGCACCTGGTCGACATGTTGGAGCTGTCCGAGGCCGCAAAGGGTTGGGCCTTGGTGGAGGTCGATGAGGCGTATCACATCGGCCTGTTCAGTTATGAGATTTCAGGTAAATGGGATGGCGACGAGCCAGGACGGATCATCGTAGGCAGAACGCCGGGGTGGGGGTGTTGAGGCTGTCTAAAACTGCTCGAAAGCTTCTCGGTTTTACTGGGCGAAAGTCGCTGAAACTGGCCGAACCGTATTAGACAGGCCGAATGCGCAGGCCGCTTTGGGGGCGGCCTGAGCGTCGATTCTCACGCTACTGCTGCATTACCCGAAGCTTATTGAGTGTCGCGGACGTACCAGCCGATTTGTTGAGCCTTTCCCGCATATCGTTTGATTGCTTCGGAGTAAGCCTCTTTGAGCTCAGGAGACCGCTTATTGAGAGTATTTTCGATTGCTAGGATGACGTCACCAGAGTGTATGTCTGTGCCGAGCTCTTCGTATGCTTGCTTCAAAGCTCTGTGAAAGCGCTGATCATCGAGAATATGCGCAGTGTGCCAAGTATCGACGCGGAGCCACGGATTCAGCAGCTCTTCCAACCTTTCTATGTCCATAATCCTCCCCAAAACACATACGCAAGTAACTGATTTTGTTGGAGCCAAAAAGGCTATTATCGAGCTTGTTTCAAGTCGAAGATTTCTATTTAAGCCACTGATTTTACTAGGGAAAAATCACAATGGTCATGCATCCCAGGCTTTGATGCCGTAGAGCGTGTAGGTCATTGATTTATATGGAAAAAATTTAGTTCCCCAAATTATCCCCAAATCCTCCCAAAAATTCAGCCCTCAATCATGCCACAGACGGAGGAGACCGCCCA